CCTCACCCTCCACCCCCCTCATACATAGGTGGGGGGTAGGGGGTGGGGGGGCAGTAATACACTATATATATATAATAATAATAATAATAATATTATATATATAAACAAGGTACTTAGGGCGGTTTGATTTATTGCATTTACTGATCTGCAATAAATAAGCAAAAAATAAAGTAAATAATTTATCGATGGCTCTTGATGTATCCGTAAAAGTATCTATTTGTAGTGTGTAAGAGAGAGAGGAAAAAAAATGACAAAACTCAGTGAATATGACCGCGAAGAATTGGCCTATCTTGTTTGGGAACTTAACGGTGGCCCAGAGCGCAAAGCCGCAAAAGACTTGGTAGGCATGGACAGCGTCCTTGCTGATGCTGAAGATAAAGGCTGGGAAATCCTAAAACGCTGGACTGATAGCGATGGATGGGGTGGACGTTGCGAACACGTTGTCCTGATGAAAGGCAATGAAATCGTCAGGGCTTTTTATCATTCTGGCAACAAAGGCTTGATGAAGAAATTTGAGAGCGGTGGTGCTAGTTCATGGGAGGCAGAATAATGACACGCAATCAAATCATCAAAGCAGTAGGTAACCCACACCTCAATCTATATGCTTCAGACGGTTACTTTTATTTCGTCTTCGATAATGGCGACATCAATGATTACGATGATCACAGCGTCTATGTGTATCGGCTAAAACATTTGTCTCTAAGCCAGTGGATCAATGAGGCCCAAACATTTTTGAAAGGTATCGGACAATGAGTGGCGCAACCGCAGCAGAGTTTAAAAAGTGGGAAGACCACGCCAAGAGCGTGGACTACCACGCCCTCGTCTTCATTATCCAAGACTGCCGCAATGCGCGGGAAGCCATGAAAGGCTGGAACCCCGAAAAAGAAAACTTCTATGCCGACCAAGGCATGACATATTCAGACGAACTCAGGAGGAGGATTAAATGAACCAAGATGATCTAGATACGCTCACAGAGGTGCGCCAAGAAATTCGGCGCATCAATCAAGCCGCAATGCGAACCATCTTCAATCCAGCAGCAACAGAAGCACTGGAAGAATTAATAGAGAAAATTGGTGAGAAAAATGATAATTCGACAGTTTAACTATCCGCTCTTGGATGATGTGCTGAGACAGCAAGAACAAATGCTGGATGGATTGCATTTCGATAACGCAAAAAAATGCGAAATCATCGCAGCAACAAACCAAATTGCATCAATCAAAATCGCAATCGAAGTGGGAGAGGAATACGAAACAGACTTTTGAAATAAACTTTACAGACAGTAAAGAAAAAACTTGAACATATAAAGTAAATCTCTATCTGTAAGTCACAGTCAAAAAAGAAAGGAGGTAAAAAATGAAGCCAAGCGTCAAGGAACTCTGCAAAGGTAAAACCAAAGAAGAAATTCGTGAACTCGCAATCTTAGAAATTCTTCCATTTGTGCAAAACCGCGAAGAAGCAGTCTACGCATTCGATAAGCTGCAAAAAATCTACAACGAAATGTAATGCGAAAGGGGGCGGTAAAAACTGCCCCCTCGTCAAATCAATCAGGAGAGAAAATAATGGAACTTCAAAAAATTCACGGGTTAATCACAAATATCACCCAGCACTACAGCGCATTCGCTGTAGATGCAGAAGGCCAAAACACCTTCATCACCAACAATCTCGCACGGTTCCTACAACTATCTGTAGGCGATCAAGTGCTAATGGAAGTCGTGCCAAATCATCCAGACAAGGCGCAAACAATACCATACCGCGCAGTCGGTTGCGTAAAGCTCAAGGAAAGTCTGCCAGAGGAAAGTCCAGAGCAGCCAGAACATGGCGTCCTAACCGAAATTATTGAGCGGCAAAAACAAACGCCGCAACAAATCGCGGAAGACCTAAAGGCAGTTCTAAAAGCCGCAGACACATATCTCATCACGTCCGAAGTGATCGCAGCATACCGCGAAGACAACCCAGACCATGCAGCCACAACAGATAAAGACATCAATAACAATCTGGCTAGAATGCACGGCAAAGGCAAAATAGCCAAGGCAGAAGTGTGGGGAAGCCCAGAGCAATCCAAATGTAGCTTTAACCTCTGGGCGCATAACGTATCAAGGTTCACGCTATGAGCCTTGAACGCATTGAAGAGTTGGGTCAAATTCTATCAAAACTTGACCTGACAATCTCACATATGTTGTCATGCAAAATAACGCCCGATGACTTTCCAGACCTCAATGATGCACTCACAATGCTAGAAGAGGCCAGAGGAATGCTACGAAAAGCATATCAAAACGTCAGGACAGAATATGACAGCAAATGACTTGAACGAAATCTTGGAAGCAATGCCAGACGAAATGAGCGACACTCAAGTCATGGCAGTAATCGCAACAATCATACACTCATATGATCTAGATCATATGTTCCCAGAAATTATGGTCGGTGCTGGGGAGGCGCTGTTTGATATCCACAGAAATATAAAAAAAGAGGGAATGCATTGACCAGACAGGCAATTAAACGAGAGCAGTTCAAAGTCGATCACCTGACTTTTGAACTGACCGACACGACCTACGCAGTAATCGCTGGAGAGGCCGTACACGCAAAGGATCGACGCCCACTATTCACAGGCGTCATCACCAAAGGCACAGCAACAGAGCTACGAAGACTGGCTCACCACTTCGATGAACGGGAGGATAAATTATGATCGTTAAATCTTGGCAATTCAGGGGCTACGAGTGGAGCCAAGATATGCCAGAATGGCTAAAGCCAGAATGCTCCAAACGTGCGGGAAGCCCACACCTCTGGGTTCACACGCAGGCTGGAGAAGAAGCAGCAGCGTCAGGACAATACATCGCCATCAATCTGAGAGGCCACGTCAGCATACACAACACAAAGCCTGACGGATGGGTGAAAGAAATTATCGCAGGCGTTGCCTTCGCAATCATTGTCGCAATTGTCGCCATCGCAATGCTCTCCCTTTAATCAATGGCAATTAATGGGAGTTGACATCAAACCCCGATTCGTCGGGGTTTTTTTATCACAAGAACGACAGCCCTTTTTTTTAATTTAATTTTGCATTATATGAAAATTAAAGGAGGGCCGCATTATGGCGAAAAAAACAACCAAGAAAAAATCAGTCGGCAGGCCAAAGTTCAAAATCACAGAAGATGTGCTGCAACAGACGCAAAGCCTCATGGCAAAGGGACTGACAAAAGAACAGTGCGCTGGAATGCTAGGCATTTCAGTCTCCACTTTCATGCTTCATCAGGCAGAAAATTCGGAATTTTCGGACGCTATAAAAAGGGGTGAGGCAATGGGGATCGACGCCGTGACCAACGCCTTATTTGAAAATGCTACCGTCGAGCGCGACAATACAGCCATCATTTTCTTTCTAAAAAACCGTGCAGGCTGGAAAGATGTCAAAGACATGAACGTGAAAGACGAAAAAATAATTACGCTAGACCTTACAAGGATCGGGATCAATGAACTCAGCGCACTTGAAGCAGCTTTTGAGCAGCCTCACATTGGAGCAAGTCAGGGCCGAAAAGTACCGACGATCATTGAGGGAGTTTACGAAAGCCGCTTGGCCGACGATTGAACCGGGCGTCGATTTCAAAAACAACTGGCACATCGATGCCATCAGTGATCACCTCCAAGCCGTGGCCGAAGGCGACATCAAGCGCCTAATCATCAACGTGCCGCCACGCCACATGAAATCAATTAGCGTGGCCGTGGCGCTGCCTGCGTGGACTTGGGCCACACAACCATCCAAGAAGTTCCTCTATGCGTCCTACGCCTCTTCCCTGTCGATCAGGGACAGCGTTAAGTGCCGAAGGCTAATCGACAGCCCGTGGTACAAGGCGCACTTCGGTGACAAGTTTAAATTGACCGACGATCAAAACCAGAAGCAGCGTTTTGAGAATGATTTGACGGGCTTCAGAATCGCGACCAGTGTTGGTGGTGCTTTGACCGGGGACGGGGGAGACATTATCTGCATTGATGACCCCCACAATTCGATAGAAGCAGACAGCAGCGCCGTCAGGGAGGGTGTGCTGGAGTGGTGGGATCAGGCCATGCAGACGCGCCTTAACGATCCAAAGACGGGCGCGTTTGTCATCATCATGCAAAGGCTGCACGAACAAGACCTCACGGGCCATATACTCGCCAATGAGCTAGGCAACGAATGGGATCACCTGTGCCTGCCTGCCAGATATGAAATCGGCCACCCAACGCCCAACAGATCAACTCTTGGCTTCACAGACCCCCGCACAGTCGAAGGGGAGCTTCTGTGGCCCGATAGGATGGACGAGAAGACCTTGACCACCCTAGAGCGGTCTCTCGGCTCCTACGCAGCCGCAGGGCAGCTACAGCAGCGGCCAAGCCCCAAGGGCGGTGGCATACTGAAGTCAAGCTGGTGGGTGCCGTGGGAAAAGGAAGACCTCCCCGAAAATATCGAATATGTAATCCAATCGTGGGACACAGCCTTTGAAACAAAGGAAAGCTCTAGCTTCAGCGCCCGTACCACTTGGGGCGTATTCAAGTACCAAGGATACGACTGCGCCATCGTGCTGGAGGCGTGGTACGATAAAGTTAATTACCCAGAGCTACGCAAGCTGGCACAGGAGGCATACGATGACTGGGAACCAGACGCAGTTTTGATCGAAAAGAAAGCGTCAGGGCAATCCCTCCTGCAAGACCTCAGAATGGCAGGGGTGCCAGTGTTGGCATATTCACCAGACCGCGATAAAGAAGCACGCGCACACGCCGCATCTGCCCTTCTGGAAGACGGCAGAATATTCTATCCCAAGCGCAAATGGGCCGAAGATTTGATCTCAATATGTGCCGCCTTCCCCGCTCACCCAAATGATGATATCGTTGACACTTGCACCCAAGCATGGCTAAGACTGCGTAAGGGCTGGTTCCTTGGTCACACAGAAGACCCCGACGAGGACGATTATCAAGAACCGCAAAGGATAACTTTATATGGCTGATCCAAATGTAATCCCGTTTGCCGAAGGCGCACCCGCAGATGACTTGATGGTCGAGACCCTTCCAGACGGTGACGTGCTGATCGGTGATCCAGAGCTTGACGTAATCGAAGAAAGCGACAACGGCTTTGATGCAAATCTCGCAGAAGAGATCGACGCACGCGAGTTATCGGCCAAGGGCGCGGAGCTTGTCAGCTTTTACGAAAACGATGAGGCCGCACGGGACGAGTGGAAGACCCGGTACAAGGCTGGCCTAAAAACCTTAGACCCAGACGGGGGGCTAGACGAAGGCGAAGACGAGAGGGCCACCCGTGGCCTGTCCATCGTTGTTCACCCCCTGATCGCGGAAGCGGCAACGCAATTCAATGCCAAGGCCATCGCAGAGCTTTACCCGTCAGGTGGCCCAATCAAGTCGGTCATCATTGGTCAGCCAGACGAGGAAATCGAAGAGCAGGGCCGCAGGGTCAGAGAATTTATGAATTATCAGATCACAGAGGAAATGCCCGAATACTTTCCCGATCTGGATCAAATGCTGTTTCACCTACCGCTGGTCGGCCAGACGTTCAAAAAGGTTTGGTGGGACGTAAACCTCGACAGGCAATGCAGCCAGTTCGTCAAGGCAGAAGACTTCTGCGTGGCACCAGAAAGCAAAGACCTCTACACATCCCCACGCTATACTCACCTCATTAGAATGCCAAAGAACGACTACAATCGCTATGTTCAAAACGGCTACTACCTCCAGACCAGCGATGCAGGCAGCGACGATGTCGATCCAGCCGACAGCGTTATTGGCGAAATCGAAGGCGTTGATGAATACGACGATAGCAATGATGACATAATCACACTGCTGGAAATGCACGTCTATGATTTGTTCGACGGCATTGACGGCGAAGAAATGGATGAAGAGGACGAGGACGATAATGCTGTCGCCCTGCCCTACGTCATTACCATTGATTACGACAACCAAAAGATCGTGTCGGTCAGGCGCAATTGGCGCGAAGACGATGAGATGAAAAAACGCCGTGACTGGTTTGTGAGCTACAAGTTCTTGCCGGGTTTGGGATTTTACGGATTTGGCCTCTATCACATGATCGGTGGGCTGGGCAAAGCGGCGACAGGATCGCTTCGCGCCCTGCTCGACAGTGCAGCATTCAGCAATATGCAAGGTGGGTTCAAGCTGCGTGGCCGTGTTACTGGCGGTGATGTGCAAGTTAACCCCGGTGAATTTGTCGATCTCGACAGCACCGTCGATGACGTTAACAAAGCCATAATGCCACTGCCGTTTAAAGAGCCGTCAGGGTCGCTGTTTAATCTGTTGGGCTTTATGGTTGAGGCAGGCCAACGCTTTGCATCCACAGCCGATCTCAATGTCGGTGACGTAAATCCAAACGCCCCAGTGGGATCGACGGTTGCCTTAATTGAGCAGGGATCGAAGGCGTTCAGCGCAATTCACAAGCGCCTGCACTACTCGCAGGGCCAAGAATTTAAAATGCTGGCGGCTCTAAACGCAGAAAATCTGCCAGAAGAGTTTACGTTCTCACGGGCTGGAGCAGCCGAAACGATCTATGCAGCCGACTTTGATGACCGCATTGACATCGTGCCTGTGTCCGATCCCAATATCTTTAGCACCGCCCAGCGCATCGCGCAGGCACAGGCCGTTCTGCAAATGGCGCAGGCCGCGCCTCAACTTCACGATATGTACGAGGCGTACAAGCGGATGTACGAGGCGATCCGCATTCAGAACATCGATGAAAATATGTCGGTGATGTATGGCAAGCCAATTCGCGCCTTTATTGAACAAGACCACGAAGCCCACATCGCAGTTCACATGCAGTTCCTGCAAGACCCGTCACTGGGCAGCAATCCAGCGCACAAGGGAATGCAGCCAATTCTAATGGCCCACATCGCGGAGCATATCGCGCTGCTGTACCGCCTCAGAATGCAGGCAGGCGTGGCAATGGAATTGCCCCCACTGCCAAACTTCAAAGACCCCAACTTCAAGTTTGAGAATGTTGATCCAGAGCAGGATCGCCTCATTAGCCAACGGGCCGCAGAAGTGGTCAGGGCCGCACCTCAGATGAAGCAGATCGAAGCGATCAGGGGCGTTGGTCAGCAGGGTCAAGGTCAGGGCAATCCATTGGAATACGCGCAGCAATTGGCGAAGCTGGAGACCGAAGCCCTTACGGCCAGAACGCAGGCGCAAATTGCTGCCGATCAAGCCAAGGCACAGTCCAATATTCAGATCAAGCAGGCAGAGGCCAAGCAAGATATGCAGATCGAAATGGCAAAGGCGCAGGCCGACTTGCAGGCGAAGGTCACAAAGCTGGAGGCCGAATTGCAGCTTGAGCGGGAGAAGAACGCAGCAAAACTAGAAATGGAGGCAATGAAGAATGTACCCCCCACGATATAATTTGCCCCCCATAAATCCTGCCGCCTTCGGCGGTTTGCCGAAAGAGCAAGCGCAGGGTGCGCGGCCCCCACCCTCCTCCCAAGGTGGGGGTCAGCAGCCCATAGACATGAATAAATATTTAATGAATAAAGTAGCTGAGATTCGACAGCGCATGGGCGCTGGTGAAATGGGTGCCTTGACGGCAATATCAGACGCCGCACAAGTTTCCGCACCGCAGCAGCCCCCCATGCAGGGGCCACCTCAAAGACAGGGAATGGCGTAATGGATGAGAGAAAAGGCGCGTTTGTAAATTTAGATTTAAAAGATAAATTTGATTTTAATTTGCCTGTTTCTGGCAACCTTAGTATTGACGGCACCTCAAATGAACCACGTTCCGAATTAGATTTATACAGAACATTTGATGGCAGCATGGGCAGCGTCACTCCCTCAATGGGCTACACTATTGAAGAAACAAAATACAGAGACGGCATGGCTGACGTTAGAAACAAGGCCAGAACCGTGCGTCTTGGTCTGGATGGATCGACCACATTGGGACCAGTGGACATAAGCGGCAATGCTATGGGCAGCAGAACCATGCAGGACAATACCTACACGTTTCCCTTTGCCACTTTCACGCAAGGAAGTTCTAGCACATTTTCAAAGATAGGCGCAGCGGCCAAGATGGGCGCGTTTGATTTTGAAATCAACAGGCAGAAATCAAGCGGCATGGAGCCAGTATATTCTGGATCGATTGGCATGAATATTGGCGATGGTGGTCGCATTAGCTATTCTGACAGCAGCACTGGCGAACCAAGAATTGACGCCAGATATCGAATGGAGTTTTAGAGATGAACGACAAGATGTATAGGCAGAACGGCGCGTTTGCAAATATGGTTCCACGACAGACGGTGATTGGCAACCAACCGCACATGCTGGCTTATATCAACCCGTCCGAGGAGCAATTGCTGCAAGAGTATCGAAATGATGCGCCCGTACTTGCTGGGCCAGACGGTGTGCCTTCCTATGCTATTTTTGGCTATGACAGCATTAGTGATATGTTTGACGGCGGTGGGCCGGGTAAATCTGGCGCACAGTTTAGCGGAGCGGGTGCCGCCAACTTGGATACGGACAACGATAATTACATTTCTCAGGCCGAATATTCGGCAGGAAAATCAGCGTCCGAGGCGAATAGAAACAACAAAATTTCCAATGCCTATGACAATCGAAACAACTTCATCAGTGGGATCAGCAACGCTGTTGGCGCACTGCCACGGGGTTCAATAGTTGCGGAGGCAGCGCGTGGCGGCAATATGGACACCATGAAAACCACTGGGATTGCAAACTATTTGCAGGGTGGTGGAATGATCGGCAAAGTTGTCAGGGGAATTACTGGCGATGCTGCCAATATGGGTAGAGCCTTAACGCCACAGCCAGTGCAAGACTTTGCAAGTGAATTTGGTAAAGACGCTAGAGGTATGGGCCGAGCCTTAACTGGTCAGGGCAATCTTACAGCAGCGCAAGAGCAAGAGCGATTGGCTAAGAGTACAAACAGCATCTTTAATCAGGGCGGCGAGGCTCCCCCCCAAGACGTTATTGATGCGTATATAAATGAATATAGACGCATAAACCCACGGGCATTTAGGCAGGCTGCGGCTGTGCCTGCGCCTGTGCCTGAGACTCTTTATTATGACGATGACCCATATTCAGATCAAAAAACTAATGCGAACTTAAAAGACAAAGTTGTTTTTAAAGACGGGATGTATAATATTTATGAAAATGGTCAGTTAATTAAACAAATAACTGAGCAAGAATATAATCAAATGTTAATGGACCCGTATAGAACTGCATAGGACACCGACATGGCAAACTTGATCAGGAGACCGACATGAACCCCGACCTTGAACTAATTAAACAGTACGCACAGGCCATACAAGCCACTGGATTGCTGGAAGAAGACACCGTAAATGGCATTACCGCAATGGTTGATCGGGCGAGAGATCAGTTTAGAGTTGCTGATGAGCAGGGCATTCCGCGAGAAACCCTACAGCTTTTGCCTGACGATCAACGCGCAGCAATGCAGGAAGTTTTAATGCAAGTGCAACGGTCTTATGGCGCAAAGTCTGAAGGCGAAATGATGAATGCAAGAAGTCGATTGGCGGCAGATAAAGCGATGCCACAGGGACTAAGTGAAGAAGAAATGAATAGGTTTATGGCGCAAAAACGGGCCGCACAAATCCAAACTGAAAGAGCTTCTATGGGCGCACGGTCTGAAGGCGAAATGATGAATGAGCGGTCATACCAAGTTGATGATGGAATGATGAGTATGCCACCAAGTCAAATGGCTGAAATGCAGCGCAAGGGCGAAATATCTCCCGACACTATTTATGAGAATATCGATGGATTAGACATTGCGCGGAGACCTACTGCACCAGCAACATCGCTACGCCCAAAACCACGCCCAGCAAATCTAGGCACAATGGGACAGACGCGCCCACAACTGCGACCATAAAGGAGGCCGACATGGCACAGGTAGAAGTCGAAAACATGGAAGAAAATGCAGACCTTTTTATGGCAAAAATGGGCTTTCCCCATGATGCAGAAGGTTTGGAAATGTCAGACGATCAACTCGTTAACTTTTTGCTGCTGTGCCATCAAGACATGATGGACGTTGATGGCGAAGATTACGGCGAAGACTACGAAGAAGTCGATGATCAAATGATGGATATGCCCCACGACAGTGACGTAAAGGTCAAGGTTATGAAGCTCGACGGCGGCAATGTCCAAGAGATGATGAACAAGCTGCTTGGCGGTCACTAATGCCCGTTATGAAGGTCAAGGGCGGCTACCGCTGGGGTAGCAAGGGCAAGGTTTATAGAACCAAGGCCGAAGCAACCAAGCAGGGCCGCGCTGCCCACGCCGCTGGATATGGAAAAAAGAAAAAGGGCAAGTA